CACGCCGCGCGGCCGCTACGAGCCGTGGAACCACGGCGCCTGGCAGGCGCTCGCGCGCGCGTTCGTCGCGAAGGAGCACGCGCTGATGTACCGGGAGAACTACGCGGGGAAGCTCGCGAACCCGGCGCGCGTCGCCGTCTCGCCGAACGGCGCGAGCGAGATGCAAAAGCAGTCGTGGTTTCGCGCTGTCATGGCCTGGGGCGTCAATACCGTGTTCGGTGTCTCGCCCGGATACGACGTGAAGCTCCTCGAGAGCAACGGACGCGGCTACGAGGTTTTCAAGGACATCATCGAGACGAGCGATCGCGAGCTCATGATCGTGGTCGCGGGCCAGGAGGTGACGACCACCGGCGGCGCGGGCTTTTCGAACGCGAACATCCACGAGACGATCCGGAGCGATCTCATCCAGGGCGACGGGAACGCGCTCGCGGCGACGCTCAACGCGCAGGCGCTCCCGCCCGTCGTCTTCGACGCGGCCGGCGCCGACGAGTGGGTGATGGTCTCGTGGGACACGCGGCCGCCGGCGGACATGGCGGCCGGCGCCGCAACGCTGTCCGCGGCGGCGAAGGCGATTAATGACGTCACCGCGGCGCTCGCGCCGCACGGGATGAAGCCCGACGTCGCGGCGATCGCGGCGCGCTTCGCCGTGCCGATTCGCGGCGACGCGAACGGGGATGCGATCCCCGACGCGCCCGCGACCCCGCCGCCGGCGGCGGGGACCGGACCCGAAGAGAGGCTCGCGGCATGAATACGCTCCGCTCGCGATGCTTCGCGGTTCGCGCGTACACGTTCTCGCCGGCGTCGCCACCGCGCGAGGTCCAGCTCTGGGACGTGGGCGAGAACCCGACCGACTACGGCGTTCACCTGTGGACCGAGCGGAGCGCGCGCGAGGTGATGGCGGCCTACGTCGCGCGCGGCAACCCGCTGCAAATCGACGTCGAGCACAACGCGGCCGACCCGCCGCCCGCGGGTGCGCCGCCGCCCAAGGAGCCGCCCGTCACCGGGGGCTACGCGCGGCTCGAGCTCCGCGGCGGCGCGCCGTGGCTGGTCTTCGATTGGAGCGCGTTCGCGGTCGGCCAGATCGAGACGCGGCAACGGCTCTTTCTATCGCCTGAATACGACGTCGACCGGACGACGTCCGAGATCGTTCGCCTCGTGCGCGTGTCGCTCGTCGCGGATCCGGGGACCCACCACGCGCGGATGCTCGCGCGCATCGCGGCCACGGCCCGCATTCAAGGAGAGACGTCGACGATGGACCTTGCCACCTTTCTCGCCGCGCTGAAGGCCGCCAACGGCGGCGACGACCCCGAGGCGGCGCGCGTCGCCGTCACGAGCTTGATCGCCGAGGTCGAGAGCGCCTTGAGCGGCGCCCGAACGAACGACGCCGCGGGCGGCGCGCCTCCCGCGCCGCGCACCGAAGAGCGAGCGGGCACCGACTACGAGGCCGGAGCCGCGTCCGATGAGAACGACACCGACGACCCGAAGAAGAAGGCGCCGACGGTGCCGGCCGCCGCGGCGACCGCCGAAGACCCGATGAAGTGCGCCGCGCCGGCGAGCGCGATCGCGTTCGCGACGCGCATCGCGCAGCTCGAGGCGGACGCGAAGCGGCGCGACGCGCGCGAGGCCGAGCTCGAGGCGACGGCGCGCGTCGCCGCCGCGGGCGAGCGCATCCCCGAGTCGCTCCGCGCGTTCGCGCGAAAGCTCTCGAAATCGGACTTCGAGACGTTCGTGGCCGGCCTCCCGGAGCCGAGCGCGAGCACCAAGCCGGGCGGCGTGCGCGCGGCCGCGAAGCCCACGCGCGGACTCTCCGACCGTCGCCCCGAGGGCGAGCTCTCGGAGGAGACGCAGCGCCATCTCGCGCGCGCGTTCGGCGTCGAGCACCGCGCCGAGCAGTCGATCGCCGAGCTCGCCGACGGGCGCGTCCGGGCGACTCACATCGTTCGGCGCGACAGCGCCGCGAACGGAAAGGCGTGACATGGCCGCGCTGACGAAGAAGCGGATGACCAGGCCGAAGTCGGCCAAGGGGATGGACTTCCCCGTCGCGGCGGGCGCGGTGATCTTTACCGGCGCGTACGTCGTCTTGAGCGGCGGCTTTCTCCATCCCGCGACCGCCGCGCCGGGGCTTCGGCCCACGGGGCGCGCGACGTCGGACGCAAGCAACGCGCTCGGCAATGACGGCGACGTCGCGTGTCACGTCGACTTCATGCGGGAAAAGACGCTCTTCCCGTTCATCGGTAACGCCGGCGAGTTCCGGCAGACCGACGTCGGCGCGACGGCGTTCCTCCTCGACGACCAGACCGTGACGACCGACGCGGCCGGCCACACCGCGGCGGGCGTTGCGTGGCGCGTCGCGCTCGACAACGAAATTCAAACCGTGTGGGTCGAGGTCTGAGCCATGAGCGACATCTCGCCGGTCTTCATCTTCGACTTCCAGCGCAATCTCAATTTGCGCTTCTCGCGCGCGTGGACGCGCACGCTCAAAAACCTCTGGTGGCGGTCGGTCACGATCACGCAAGGCTCGGGGAGCCTCGAAGAGCTCTACGAGTGGATGCTCGAGACCGCGGAGATCCGGCCGACCGGCTCCGAGGGGACCGAGATCGACTTCGAGGACGTCGTCTCGATCTCGCACCGGATCACCAACGACAACTTCGGCACCGGGCTCCGTTTGAGTCGGAACAAGATCGAAGACAACCGATACGACAAGGCGGCGCAGTGGGCGGCGGCCGCCGCGAACGCCGGCGCGTACTGGCCGCAGCGCCAGATCGTGAAGTTGATCCAGGGCGGCAAGGTCAACAAGGCGTACGACGGCCTCCCGTTCTTCGCGAAGGGTCACCCGGTGAACCCGTTCGACGACGCGGCGGGTACTTACGACAACCTCTTCACGGGGATGCCGCTCACCGCCCAGAACCTCGCGAAGGCGGCCGCGCTCATCCAGGAGATCCCGCACCCCGGCAAGGCGCCGCGCTACCTCACGCCCACGGTGCTCCTGGTCGACGGGAGCAACAAGCTCACGGCGAGCGCGCTGACGGGCGCGGACATCCTCACCGACCCGCTCAACCCGGCGCTGGCCGCGCCCGCGACGAACATGATCAAGCGGGCGTACGACTTCGGCCAGCCGATCACGGTGCCCGAGTTCGCGCGAGAGCCGGGCGTCTGGTATCTCGGCTGCGAGGCGGACGAAGAGGCGTTTCAGGGCGCGTTCATCTACCAGGAGCGCAAGCCGTTCGAGCTCTCGTCGTACGTCGGGATGGACCAGGCCGAGCTCGATCGCATTAACGAGTTCGAGTGGCACCTCCGCGGCCGCAACACCGCCGCGTATGGGCATCCGTTCTTGTTCTTTCGCTTCGAGCCCTGACGATTCGTCGCTTCGGATTTCACCCCGGCGCGCGCGGCAAACCGCGCTCCCGGGGTCGAGGCGTTGGGAGATCCACCACGTGACCAGCCTGGCCGTACAGGATTTTGCGACCCGCAGCATCATGCCGGCGGAGGACGTGCTCGAGCTCGACGCTCGAAAGCCCGGCTTCCTCGACGCGGCGATCGCGGACGCCATCGAGTTCGACATCTACGCGCGGCTGCGAAAGCGGTACGTCGTCCCGTTCCCCGAGCCGGCGCCGCGCGTCGTCTCGAAGTGGGTCGCGCTCCTTGTCACGCCGCTCGCGTACCTCGCGCGCGGCGCCGACCCAAACGATCCGACCTTGGCGAAGGTGGACGCGGCGCGCGAACAGGCGCTCGTTGATATCAAAGAAACGGCGGACGCGAAGGACGGACTCTACGATCTGCCGCTCCGCGAGGGGACCGATGCGTCCGGCGTCGCGAAGGGGACGCCGCTGTCGTACTCCGAAGCGTCTCCCTACGACTGGCTCGACGTGCAGGCGGGGGCGCTCGATGGCTGCCGCTGACGGGCTCACCGCGTGGGCCGCGCAGATTCGCGGGCTTCGTCGCCTCGCGGCGGAGGCCGCGAAAGAGGCGGCGCCGCTCGTCCAAGAGGCGGTGCGCGCGACGGCGGCCGCCGGCACGACGCCGGACGGGACGCCGTGGGCGCCGAAGAAGCGCGGCGGGCGCGCGCTCGCGAACGCGGCGGAGCACGTGGCCGCGACCGCCGTCGGGACCGTCGTCCGGATCGTGCTTCGCGGCGCCGACGTTTATCACCAGCTCGGCGTCGGGCGCTTTCCGAAGCGCCAGGTGATCCCCGATCGGAGCGACGCGCTCCCGCCCGCGCTCGCGCGTTCGGTGGCCGAGGGCGCGCGCCGCGCGTTCGCGCGCCTCACGGGAGGCTCGTGATGGCCGTCGCGTCGGGACTTCCGCCGTTCATGCAGCACCTCGCCGAGTACGTGAAACGATTCGGCGCGACGCCCGAGCTCCGCGGCGCGTCGGTCGTCTTCGGGCGGCGCGAGCTCGACAAGCACTTGAATCAAGGCGTCGGGACCGCGAATCGGATCGTCGTCGCGCTGCACCCGGACGGCAATTGGGGGCGCATCCTCCAGCCGCGCCAGAACGTGGGCCAGAACCCGCGCCCGGTGAAGGACTGGGACAAGCGGTTCGTGTGCGCCGTGTGGGCGGTCGACGCGAGCGCCACGAACGACGAGCTTCGCCAATTCGAAGCGCTCGAGGCGCTTCTCGAGCTCGCGATCCAAGGGCTCGAATCGGTTGGCAAGGCGGACGTGAAGACGGATATCGGCGGGCTCGCGGCGGCGCCGAGCTCGGGGGTCGAGCGCCGGTACGGTCTCGAGGCGCGCTTTCCGTTCTCGTACAGGGGCCGCTCTTCGGGCCCACGCTCGGCGTCGCGTTCCCCGCGCCGAACCTCCAACCGCGTATCGAGCGGAGCTGACGCCATGCTTCCGAGCGTCCGATTCAACAAGGTCAACGCCAACACCGGCGTCGTGCGTCCGGGCAACGACGGGATCGCCGCCGTCATCGCGCCGGCGTCGAAGGGTCCGCAGAACGTGCCGTCGGTCTACGCCGACGCGAACGCGATCCTCGCCGATTACGACGTCGGGACGCTCGCCGGGTGGGGCGCGTACCTGCTCGCGAAGACGGGCAACCCCGTGGTCTTGATCAACCCGGCGACGTCATCGCCGGCGGTGTACGGCGCGATCACGGAGACGAGCGGAGGCACCGCCGCGGTCACGGCGGGCGATACCGCGCCGAACGACGACTACGACGTCCTCGTCAGGTGGATCGCCGGCGGCACGGTGGGAACGCCCGGGATCACGTACACGACGAGCCTCGACGGCGGGCTCACGACGAGCCCGGTCCTCGCGCTCGGCGCCGCTGGCGCGATCGCGATCCCGCGCTCCGGCGTCTCGCTCAAGGTCGGCGCCGGGACGATCCTCGCGGGGCAGACCACCGCGTTCGCCGTCACGGCGGCGCGCATGAGCAATGCCGATCTCGCCGCCGCGCTCGAGGCGCTCCGCACGACCGCGCAGCGATGGGAGTCGGTGCTCGTTCACGGCGATGCGACCGCGACCACCGTCGCGACGCTCGACACGTTTCTCGGCGCGCTCGAGCAGACGGGCAAATTCCGGACGGCGGTCTGCAACACGAGACGCAAGGCGTCCGGAGAGAGCGAGTCCGCATACGCGACGGCGCTTCAAGCGGCGTTCGCGCCGGCGTCGTCGATCCGCGTCGTCGTTTGCGCCGACGCGTCGGACGTCGTCTCGGCGATCCCCGGCTTCGGCGTTACCCAAGCGCAATACGCCGCGCTCGACGTCATGGCGCGCGGCATGGCGATC